CGGGGGAAAACGATGACTTGGTTGACGCGACGACATTGGCGCTGATGCGGTTCCGCTCGGGCGGCTTTATTCGTTTGCCTAGTGACGAGCCGGAAGAACCTAGATTTTTCAAATCACATAGGAACGCGGGGTATTACAACGTATGAAAAACTTCCTGTTCATTAAGCAGCTACCGCCTGAGTTGATTGACCTAGCTAACAGGGAGTTTGACCTGCTGGATACCCACGATGCACAGGTGATACGGAACTATCAATCCATAACTAACTACGATAATAGGGATAGCACCCTTAGGTTTGCGGAATTTGGGCATTGGTTCAGTGGCATCTTGTATCAGTTTGGCGTGGTGGCTAATGACCACTGGGAGTTCAAAATTGACGGGCAGCAGATTATGCAAATAGCTGACTATTCTGAGAACCAGCACTTTGACTGGCATATCGACATTGTTCCTTTCTCCGGCCCGACCGACAGGAAGGTAAGCGTGATATGCCTGATGACTGACCCTAGCGAATACGAAGGTGGGCTGTTGAAAGTACAGCACCCACAAGACGATACAGAAGAGGTAATTGTGCCGCTACAGAAGGGGACGATTGTGGCGTTCCCATCGATAGTGAGGCATACGGTGACCCCCGTAGTTCAGGGGGTTCGGCGCTCAACAACTTTGTGGCTAACAGGCCCATGCTTTAGATAGGAGCCATCATGGCAATCGAAAAAGGACTATACGCAGCCCCGCTTGGTTTAAGCGACGCAGCGCTTGCGGAACCAGAAATTGAAATTGAGATTGAAGACCCTGAAGCCGTAAAGATCGGCATTGATGGTTTGGAGATTGATATTGAACCGGAAGAAGAATCCGGAGACGAGTTTGACGCCAACCTTGCAGAGTTCATTGACGATGGTACGTTGTCCGAACTAGCGGCGGATTTGCTAGGTGACTTTGATGATGACATTGCCAGCCGTAAGGACTGGATGGAGGCGTACGTCAAAGGTTTGAAACTGCTGGGTTTGAAACGCTCAGAGCAGACAGAACCATGGAACGGCGCGTGTGGTGTGTTCCACCCTATGCTGACCGAGGCAGTTGTACGGTTCCAATCCGAAGCAATCGTCGAGACATTCCCAGCCGCTGGCCCAGTGAAAACCCAGATCATGGGCGCAATCGACCAGCTAAAAGAAGACGCAGCTATGCGGGTTCGGGAGGATATGAACTACAAGCTGACCGAAGAAATGGTCGAGTATCGCCCTGAGCACGAGAAGATGTTGTGGGCGTTGCCGCTTGCAGGCTCCGCATTTAAGAAGGTCTACTTTGATCCCGCCTTGGGACGCCAAGTGGCTATGTTCATCCCGGCTGAGGACATCGTTGTGCCCTACGGCGCATCGAGTCTGGAGACCGCCGAGCGTGTGACGCACGTGATGCGTAAGACAAAGAACGAGCTACGCAAACTGCAAGTCTCAGGCTTCTATCGTGACGAGGACTTAGGTGACCCAGTCGCTGTTCTTGACGATGTAGACAAAGAGAAGGCTAGGGAAGAGGGCTACTCCACAGTTAACGACAATCGCTATCGCTTGCTGGAGATGCACGTCGAGTTGGACTTAGAAGGCTTCGAGGACAAAGACAAGGATGGCGAGCCTACAGGTATAGCACTGCCTTACATAGTGACTATCGAGAAAGGCACCAAGACCATCTTAGCCATACGACGTAATTGGTATGAGGATGATGAGCTGAAGCTTAAGCGCAACCACCTTGTTCACTATGTGTACGTCCCCGGCTTTGGTTTCTATGGCTTTGGCTTCATCCACCTGATCGGTGGTTATTCTGAAGCAGCGACCATGATTATGCGTCAGCTGGTAGACGCAGGCACCCTGTCTAACCTGCCGGGTGGTTTGAAAACCAAAGGTCTGCGAATCAAGGGTGATGACACCCCGATCAATCCGGGCGAGTTCCGCGATGTCGATGTGCCGAGTGGTTCGATCCGCGACAACATCTTGCCTCTGCCTTACAAAGAACCTAGCCAGACACTGTTTCAGTTGCTTGGTCAGATCATTCAGGAAGGCCGGGCGTTCGCAAGCGCGGGCGACATTAACGTCAGTGACATGTCAAACGAAGCTCCGGTGGGCACAACACTGGCTATTTTGGAGCGCACGCTTAAGGTCAACACAGCCGTACAAGGTCGCTTGCACTACGCAATGCGTATCGAGTTCAAGCTGCTGAAGGCCATTATTCGTGACTACACCCCTGAGGAGTACGAGTACGACCCAGAGGATGCAGCCCGTCAGATCAAGCAGGCTGACTACGACATGGTCGAGGTCATTCCTGTGTCTGATCCGAACGCGTCCACCATGGCACAGAAAATCGTCCAGTATCAGGCCGTGATGCAGTTGGCACAGCAAGCCCCACAGTTGTATGACTTGCCGCTGTTGCACCGTCAGATGATTGAAGTGCTGGGCGTGAAGAACGCTAGCAAGCTGGTACCAAACGAGGACGACCAGACTCCGACCGACCCTATCTCGGAGAACCAGAACATCCTGATGGGCAAGCCGGTCAAGGCGTTCATGGAGCAGAACCACGAGGCGCACATCCAGATTCACATGTCAGCTATGCAAGACCCTTCGCTGATGAAGCTAATGGAGAACGACCCGTCTGCACCAGCCAAACAGGCAGCGGCTATGGCTCACATCAACGAGCACCTTGCCTTTGAGTATCGCCGCCGGATCGAGGAAACATTGGGCGTTCAGCTTCCTACCGAAGACGAGAACAAGAACATGTCGCCAGAGATTGCGTCCGAGGTTGCCGCCTTGTGCGCACGCGCAGCCCAGCAGCTTCTACAGCAGAACCAGCAGCAAGCCGCACAGGAGCAGGCACAGCAGTTGGCCGAAGACCCTGTCGTCCAGATGCAGCAGCAAGAACTGCAAATTAAGCAGCAGGAGCTGGAGCGGAAAGCACGTAAGGACTTGACCGACGCTATCGCTAAGTCTGACCAGATGAAGCTGGATCAGGCTCGGATACAGGCGCAGTTGCAGATTGCTGGCCTGCAAGCGGGTATGAAAGCAGCCAAAGATAAAGAAGAGCTGAAAGGCAAGATGGCAGTCGAAGGGCTGAAGATTGGCTCGCAAGCTGCCAAAGACAAAGCGCAGATGGCTATGAGTCTGCTGCAACAAGGGATACAAAAACCGGCCCAACCCACTCCACCCAAGAAAGGGAAACCTAAGTAATGGACTCTTCTATATCGGACTACCTGAAGAAAGAGTTTAAGAAGGAAATGGACTCGCGTGCGGAATTTCTTGCCGCTGGCAATGCTAAGACGTACGACGAGTACAAAAACGTAGCTGGCACTATCCGGGGTCTGGCTCTAGCTACGGACATCATTAACGACCTCGTGCGAAGAATGGAGATAGCAGATGAATAGTGCCGTTGACCTGTCACAGGCTGTGGATTTGTCAGCCCTAATAGACAAAACCTCGGAGGAAAAAGCGACCCAGTTGCCGCTACCTCAGGGTTATCACATCTTGTGCGCCCTACCGGAAGCAGAAGACGCTTACGACAATGGGCTTATTAAGGCTGACCAAACCAAACGGTTTGAAGAGGCTTTGGCTACAGTGTATTTCGTTGTAAGCCTTGGCCCCGATTGCTATAAAGACGAGAAGCGGTTCCCTAACGGGCCGTGGTGTAAAGCTGGTGATTTTGTGGTGGTACGCCCCCATTCGGGTACCCGCCTGAAGATTCATGGCCGAGAGTTCCGGATCATCAACGATGACTCGGTTGAAGCAGTTGTACAAGACCCCCGTGGTATTTCACGTGCTTAAGGAGTAGATCATGCCAATGGAAAAATTAGAGTTTGAGTTCCCGGACGAGAAAGAATCTAAGGCAAAAGTGGCGCAAAACCTCGCTAAAACCGAGGAAGACGAGCCGGATATTGAGCTTCAGATTGTAGACGACACCCCGCCGCAAGACCGTGGCCGCAAGCCTATGGCCGAGCCACCGGAGGAAGTCACTGACGACGAGCTTTCTCAGTACGACGAGAAGGTGCAGAAACGCCTGAAGAAGTTTACAAAGGGCTACCACGACGAACGCCGGGAGAAAGAAGCAGCCCTGCGGGAGCGTGAGGCAGCTGAAGAATTCGCCCGTCAGCTGTACGAGGAGAACCGAGCACTTCAAAGGCAGCTCTCCGAAGGGTCGAAAATCTTCATTGAGCAGGGTAA